ATGGATCAAAAATCCTTGCTAGTTCTACTAGTGCTAGTGCCGTGCGTGGCGGTAGTTATAACATTATATTTTTAGATGAGTTTGCATATGTTCCACAGAACGTTGCAGAACAATTTTTTAGTTCGGTGTATCCAACAATAAGTTCGGGTAAGACAACTAAGGTGATGATTGTTTCTACACCACATGGTATGAATATGTTCTATAAGTTATGGGTAGATGCAGAGGAAGGTCGTAACACTTATATTCCTATTGAGGTTCATTGGAGTGAAGTTCCTGGCCGTGATGAGGAATGGAAAAAAGAAACTATAAAAAATACCTCTCAATCTCAGTTTAATACAGAGTTTGAGTGTGAGTTCTTAGGGTCTATTGACACACTAATTACACCAACTAAGCTTAAACAATTAACATATCGAGCGCCGATTAAGTCTAACGCTGGATTAGATGTTCATCTTTCCCCGCAAGAAGGTCATACATATTTTCTTACCGCTGATGTTTCTAGGGGAACTGCAAACGATTATTCAGCATTTGTGGTAGTTGATGTAACAGAAATACCATATAAGATTTGTGCAAAGTTTAGAGATAATGAAATTAAACCTATGTTATTCCCTGCAAAAATTCATGATGTTGCCCGAGCATATAATCAAGCATTTGTTATGGTGGAGGTTAATGACATTGGAGAACAGGTTGCCAACGCTATGCAATTTGACTTGGAGTATGACAACCTTATTATGGCTTCTATGCGTGGGCGAGCGGGACAAGTCCTTGGAGGGGGGTTCTCAGGGGGCCGAGCGCAGTTGGGGGTAAGAACCACTAAAGCTGTAAAACGTATTGGTTGTTCCAACCTAAAACAGATGGTTGAGGATAATAAACTAATCATTGAAGATTTGGAGATTATTACAGAGCTATCCACATTCATTGTCAAGGGACAATCATTTGAGGCTGATGAGGGATGCAACGATGACTTGGTTGCGTGTCTGTTTATGTTTGCGTGGGCAACAGACCAACAATATTTCAAAGAATTATCTGACCAAGATATTCGATCAACTATGATGAGAGAACAACAAGACATGTTAGAGCAAGATATGGCTCCATTTGGATTTGTATTGAATGGTCTTGAGGAAGAAAATAATGGTGAGATGGTTGATGAATATGGAACTAAGTGGAATCCTATTGTTCGTGATTACGGTTCAGATTGGTAAATGACTATATAAATTCTATAAGATCATGGTCTAATTTCATGAAACAATTTGAACAAACTACCACTGACTGTTTTATAAAATCTGTTACTTCTTTGCGGCTATCCTCGTTTAATCCTTTACGTTGAGTTAATTTTCTAATTTTATTATTATACGGGTAGAATTTTAGACATACAGTCTCACTTTCGCCGCAATGAATACAGGATTTTTCTGCAAGGTATTCGTTAAGCCATACGATACGTTTACGGTAGTTTCGTTTTGATACACTTTTGATTGTATCTTTGTATTTTTCATAATGTTTATTCATGTGATTATTTATAAGAATTTAAACATATAAAAACGTGTTTTAGGATTCATTTTTTTATAAATATTCGTAATGAAAAGAATAAACTCTAACGTAGAGTTGGATTCTCTACAGAAAAAGGAGTAAGGAAAATGGGTTTTTTAGTGTCGCCAGGCGTACATGTAAGAGAAATTGACTTAACAAACATTGTTCCTGCTATTCAAACCAATATTGGTGCTGTTGCTGGTTCCTTTGAAAAAGGTCCAGTTGGTTCAGTTGTCAATATTGCTTCGGAAGCAGAGCTAGTTGCTATATTTGGTAAACCAAATTCAAGTAACTTTGAATATTTCTTCACTGCTGCAAACTTTTTGCAGTATTCAAACGCACTTAAAGTTGTTCGTGCTGAGTCATCTCTCTTAAACTCTGCATCAGAGATTGGACTTTTAATTAGAGATAATGATCATTATACCAACTCTTTCAGAGATGGGCAGGGTAGTGTTGGTCCTTGGGCCGCAAGAACCGCTGGTGATTGGGGTAATAATCTTGCAGTTTCAGTTTGTGCTACTGCAACAGCGTTTTCACAAGATATTGCTGGAGCTAACCAAGTTAATGGCGCAGCTGCAGCGGGTGCAACATCTGTAACAGTAGATGATGTTGATCTTGCAAGTAATACAATTAACGTTGGTGATATTGTTTCATTCTTCACAAACAGTGGTTTTGGAACTCCAGCAACAGGTCATGCTGGTAAAGAATATGAAGTAACAGGACGTAGTACTGCAAACAATACTATCACAATTCGGGAGTTGGATAATCCAAATGGAACAGGTCTTGCTGCTTCTCTTCCTGATAACTCATGGATAAGACGGCGTTGGAAGTTCTACGATCTTTTTGATGCTGCGCCAGGAACGTCTACTTGGACAACCCAAGAAGGCCGTGGGGCATCCGATGAATTACATATTGTTGTTTATGATTTAACTGGTAAAATTTCTGGTTATGCTGAGAACGTTGCTGGTCAACGGACACTTTCAGTTCTAGAAGTATATACTGCTTTATCAAAGAACTTAAATGCAAAAACTGCACAGGGTGGAACGAACTACTATGCTGAAGTTCTTTACACTCGTTCTAATTTCATCTACTGGATGGATCATCTTTCATCTGGAACTAATTGGGGTCTTGACCTTGATGCATCAAACGCTGTTGTTTTAAACGCAACAGATGCAAGTAGTTCTGATGAAGGTGATAATGTCCTTGATGAAACAGATGGAGACAATATTATCTTGGATACAGATGCTGGTTCATTCACAGCTGTTGATACACCAACATATGACGGTCTTACAGGTGGAACAGATGATTATGATCTAAGTCTTGGTGAAAAGAGACTTGCATATGACTTATTTGCAAATGCTGAACTTCATGACATTAACTTTATTCTTGGTGGTCCTTCCGTTACAGTTACGGCAAGTTCATTCGGTGTAGCTGGTGATGAGTTTGATACTCATGGTACAATGATTACAGACCTTGCTGAACTCCGTAAAGACCTTGTTGCATTTATTTCCCCTGCTCGTCAGTCGGTTGTAAATGTTCAAAGTTCAAACACACAAACAGTAAATGTTAAAAACTCTTTTGATACTCTACCATCATCTTCCTATGTGGTTTATGACAGTGGATACAAATACATGTATGATAAGTATGCAGATGTATATCGTTATGTTCCTTTGAATGGTGATATTGCTGGTCTTTGTGCAAACACAGACCGTGTTGCTGACCCTTGGTTCTCGCCTGGTGGTTACAATCGTGGTAATATTCGTGGTGCAATTAAACTTGCATACAATCCACAACAAGCAGAAAGAGATATTCTCTATAAGGCTCGGATCAACCCAGTTGTTGACTTCCCAGGCCAAGGTGTAGTTCTCTTTGGTGATAAGACTGCTCTCACAAAACCAAGTGCATTTGACCGTATTAACGTTCGTAGATTGTTCCTTGTTCTTGAGAAAGCAATTGCTACTGCTGCTAAATTCCAACTATTTGAGTTCAACGATGAGTTTACACGGGCCCAGTTCCGTAATCTAGTCGAACCATTTTTGAGGGATGTGCAGGGTCGTAGAGGTATTACTGATTTCCAAGTTGTTGCTGATGGCTCAAACAACACCGGCGAAGTCATTGACCGAAACGAGTTTATCGCTGACATCTATATTAAACCAGCCCGTTCAATTAACTTTATTACTCTTAACTTTGTTGCAGTTCGCACAGGTGTTGAGTTTAACGAAGTAATTGGTAATTTTTAGGAGGTAACATAAAATGGCCCTTGGAACAATTGACGAATTTAGAGCACAGCTGATTGGTGGCGGTGCCAGAGCTAATCAATTTAAAGTAGATATACTTTTGCCTAGTGCGATTAATACTACTTTGGATTTACGAAAAACTTCATTCTTAGTAACAGCTGCTCAATTACCATCTATGGCAATCGAACCTATTGAAATTCCATTTAGAGGAAGAACAATTAGGATTGCTGGTGATAGAGACTTTCCTGATGCTTGGACTGTTACATTTATAAATGATACTGATTTTGGAATCCGTAACGCTATGGAAGAATGGAATAATCAAATCAATAATCTTGCTACTGGTAGAGGTATCACTAGAAGTTTAGATTACTGTGCTGATTTAACAGTATCTCAGTTAGATAGAGATGATAAAATTTTGAAACAATATAAGTTTATCAATGCTTGGCCAGAAAGTATAGCAGCGATTGACCTATCTACGGCTGCTACAACTGAACTTGAAACCTTTGAAGTTGCTTTTAGATATCAACATTTCTTATCATCAACAGTTGAAGAACAGGGAGCTAGTTTTGAGGTTTCGGCATCTATCACCGCTACTATATAAATTGACCGATAATTCTGGTTTATGGAGTTTACAAACCTACTAAATAAAGAAGTAGGGAGAAATAACATATTATGGCAGAACTTTTCGGATTTTCAATTAACAGAAGTAAAAAGGAAACGGGTGGTGAACAAGTATTCACCACCCCGACTCCTGATGACGGCGCTATCGATGTCGCTGGTGGTGGTTTCTTTGGCCAAATTTTAGATACAGATGGTCGAGAGAAAACAGAACTA